CTCACATTGTTTAATAAATTATTACGTTTGATTCAATAAACGTACTTTCCCAACACAAATTAAATTTAGGAAGAAATGAACAGAGACTTTTTAAAAGAAGCAATAGCCGATGCCAAAGCTGTGAAAGAATCAGCAATCGCTAATGCAAAAATCGCTTTAGAAGAAGCATTTAACCCTCAATTACATGCCGCATTATCTAAGAAATTAGAAGAAATGGATGGAGCATATGAGGAAGATGGTGTAACTGAAGAAGAAAAAAAAAGATGAAGTTGAAGAAGAAATCATTGATGAAAACATTTCAGAAGAAAAAGAAGGAATGGATGAAGAAATGGATTTAGAAGAACTTTTAAACGAGTTAGAAGAATCAGACAAATCATATGGAGAAGATGAAATTTCAGAAGAAATGGATAAAAAATATGAAGAAGATGGTGTAACTGAAGCTGAAGAAGCTGAAGAAGAAGAAGCTGGAGAAGCTGGAGAAGCTGAAGAAGGTGGAGAAGACGAAATTGATATCGAAGACATGTCTGAAGATGACCTTAAAAAATTCATTGAAGATGTTATTGAAGATATGGTTGAAGCTGGTGAATTGGAAGCAGGAGAAGGAGCTGAAGAAGAAGCTGAAGGAGAAGTAGACATGGACATGGATATGGAAATGGAAGAAGAAAAAGAAGATTTAGAAGAATATGACTCCTCTACCCAAATGATCCCAGATGAAAAGGAAGATGGAACATTTGATATGTCTTCAGTTGGAATGAAAGAGGAATTAAATGAAGCTTATGCTACAATTAAGTCACTTAAATCTGAACTACAAGAAATTAACTTACTTAATGCAAAACTACTTTATTCAAATAAAATCTTTAAAGCAAAAACACTTTCAGAATCTCAAAAGGTAAAAGTATTAGGAACTTTTGATAAAGCTACTACAGTTAAAGAAGTAAAATTAGTATTTGAAACTATAAACGAAAGTTTAAAAACAAAAACTACTAAAAGAATTTCTGAAAACTTAATAGGTTCAGCTTCAAGAGTAACTAGAACTCCTAAGAGAGCTAAAAAGCCAATTCTTGAATCTAATGCTATGGTTAGCAGATTTCAAAAACTCGCAGGTATTACAAAAAATTAATTAAAAATTTAAAACTTAAAACTTAAAAAAAGATGTCACAATTACAATCTCTTTTAGAAAGTGCTAATCCTTACAAGTCACTACAGAGTGATGCGGCTAGATTAGCCAACAAATGGAACAAGACAGGTTTGTTAGAAGGTCTCGAAGGAGAATCTGACAAAAATAACATGTCTATGATTCTAGAAAACCAAGCTAAGCAATTAGTTATGGAATCAAGTAACACAGGTGGTGGTGCTGGTGCAGGAACATTTTCAGCAGGAACTGGAGCTCAATGGGCTGGAGTTGCTTTACCACTAGTAAGAAAGGTATTTGGTCAAATCGCTGCTAAAGAATTCGTTTCTGTTCAGCCAATGAACTTACCTTCAGGTCTAGTATTTTTCTTAGATTTCCAATATGGAAGTGCAAAGTCTCCATTTGGAACTGGTACTAGCTCTATGTATGGTGATACTGATGGAAATACTCCTTTTGGTAATGGTAGTACAGGTGGTTCTTATGGAGCTGGAAGATTTAGCTACTCTATTAATGATACTTCTTCTACAGCTACAGCTACAACTTCATCTGCTGATTGGTTTACAGATGGAAACGCTGATAGTGATTTTTCAGCTTCTATTGCTGCTGGAGATCATGTAGTAGTTGCAGTACCTCATGCTTCTTTAACTAACTATGATGCTGAAGCAATTAGAGCATTTCAATTACAAACAGGTTCTTTCGTAGCAGGTGCTGCTGGAATTCAAGTTTCAGCCTTTACAAAAATAGCTGGAGCAAATGTTGAATTTTTAGTTCCAAAAGTTGGAGCTCCAGTTCAAGCATCTACTGTTACTGTTGAGTATGTATTAGCTCCAACAGACAAAAACAGAGGTGATTTCGAAGATGGAAACACTAACTTAAATGGAAACGCAATTTCTATCCCAGAAATTAATGTTCAAATGAAGTCTGAAGCTATTGTTGCGAAAACAAGAAAGCTTAAAGCTGTTTGGACTCCGGAATTTGCTCAAGATTTGAATGCTTACCATTCTTTGGATGCTGAAGCTGAATTAACTTCAATCATGAGTGAGTATATTTCATTAGAAATAGACATGGAAATTCTTGATATGTTAATTGAATCAGCTTCTGCTGGTACTGAGTACTGGAGTGCTAAAAATAACGAATCTATTGCATCTACAGGTGTTTTAAGTTCTGATTTAGGATTCTACAACTCTCAAGGACAATGGTTCCAAACTTTAGGAACTAAAATGCAAAAGTTATCTAACATTAT